GTAAATGAGAAACTTAATGAAGTGGTCTGAAACAGACAACAGTTTGGAATATGCTTTGGAAGAGATTAACTTTCTAAAAGCATCCATCCAGCGTGTGCGTGAGTTGCATGTTCCTAAAGAGTACGAGAATACTTGCAAGACCTGCGACAAAACAGATATGGGCGTAACAGTTCCATACCCATGCCCAACCATCAAAGCGTTAGACGGTGAGCAGTAATGTGCACAACAGAGAACATAATCTCAGGCATCATCGTAGCCACTACTAGTATCATTGGTGCTGGAGCAGTGCTCATGCTGGTCTCATTAGTTATCGATGACTACAAAGAAAAAAGGAAAAAGAATGAAGATTGCTGTTAGTGTTGTAGAAGTACTAATTCTCTTATTTGTTTTTCTCAACTTCTGCGTAGGACTAACCAACTACATCTCAAACAAAAAGAATAAAGACAAGTGACGTACTGGTCTTACGTTCTAGGCATCATCGGTGTTACTGGAATCTTTTTTGTTGGTCGTAAAACCATCTGGGGATGGCTTGTACTTCTCACAAACGAATGCATTTGGATTGCTTACTCATTAGCAACCAAGCAATACGGATTTATTTTTATGGCGGTTGCTTATTCAATCGTCTACATCAAATCTTTTAATGAATGGAGAACTAAGAATGTTAAAAACGAAGACCAAACGAATACACATCAATAGCAACACAATCCGCTCTAACAAGAAGCACGGAACTACCAACCCAGCAGTAACCGTTCGTATTGGGCAAAAGGTTATTGGCTACGGTCACGAGGTTGTAATCAATGGACCAAGCAAGGTTGTGTACGAGCCAGAGAATCCGCTAGTATGTGGTGCAAGAGTATGGATTGAAACAGATGCAACCGTTGAGTTGCTCAACAGAGAGACTCAAGAAACGATGGAAATTAAATGACAACTACATTACCTAAAGCAATCATTGTTGATATTGATGGAACGGTTTCTCACAAGACCGACAGAGACATCTACGACTACGATAAAGCAATCACCGACAAGCACGACCCCGTAATTCTTGAAGTTGTTCACGCTCTATGGACTCAGGGATACAGAGTTCTTTTTGTCACAGGACGAAGTGACGACTGCATCTCTGTAACTAGAGATTGGCTTTCACTTCACTGCCCTTACTACTTCGGTCTCTATATGCGACAAGCAGGTGACTTCCGTAAAGACGCTATTGTCAAGCAAGAGATTTACGAAACGCATATCAAAGACGAGTTCGATGTCCTTTGCGTATTTGATGACCGTCAACAAGTTGTAGATATGTGGCGAGAGATTGGTCTCAAGTGTCTTCAAGTACAGCCCGGAGATTTCTAGTGGAAGATACTTACCACAAAAACGACTCAATTGTAGATAGCGAACGACTGTTCAGAATTTTAAATAAACTGAACACTATTCGTAGTGAAGCGTATATGCGCGGAGAGTCGGAGCAGTTTATTCTTGGTATTCTCACAAGTAGTGAAGTTGTTCGCGCTGAAATCAATGGACTTCCACTAAGAAAAAGTCAGAGTATTCCTCCTACCGAGTAGATACTCCACCGCAAGACCTGCTAGTATTTTAATCCTGCACTAAATCATCCCCCACAAAAGAGGTTATCTATGTCTACTGCTGTCCAATTTTCCTTCCGTCTCAACGAGGAGTTTGTTGCTTCTTATAAAGATAAGAAAGCACCATTCGGCTATCGAGATGCTGGCGGTAATTCAGTAGGCGAGATTACTTTCCTACGCACTTACTCACGCAAGAAGGAAGACGGCACGAAGGAAACGTGGGCTGAAGTTTGCGAGCGCGTTATCAATGGCATGTACTCACTCCAGAAAGAACATTGCAAGACGAACCGTCTTCCGTGGTCTGATGCTAAGGCTTCTGCATCCGCTAAGGAAGCATACGACCGTCTGTTCAATCTGAAGTGGACTCCCCCAGGCAGAGGCTTGTGGGTTATGGGAACTCCAATTGTCAACGTGCAGAAGAACTCCGCTGCTCTTCAGAACTGCGCGTTCGTATCAACATTGGAAATGACCAAGAACAATCCTGCAAAGCCTTTCGCTTTCTTGATGGAAGCGTCAATGCTCGGCGTTGGTGTTGGCTTTGATGATAAGGGTGCTGAGAAAGATTTCACTATCTACAAGCCTAAGTCTGATGTAGAAGTTTTCTCTATCCCAGATACTCGCGAGGGTTGGGTTGACTCAACCGTTGCTCTTATCAACTCTTACCTCAAGCAGGACCAACCAACCTACGAATTTGATTACAGCCAAATCCGTCCAGAGGGCGCACCTATTGCTACCTTTGGTGGAACGGCTGCAGGTCACGCTCCGCTGGAGCGACTACACGATTACATCAATGGACTATTTAAGGGGCGTTCTGGTGAACTGGTTACGAAGAGGGATATTGCTGACATTGGCAATCTCATCGGTGTGTGCGTTGTATCTGGAAATGTACGTCGCTCTGCAGAACTCCTAATCGGTTCTATTGACGACCAAGACTTCTTGAATCTCAAGAACGCTGAAGTATTCCCTGAGCGCAACTCATATGACCCTAGTGCACCGGGCTGGGGATGGATGTCCAACAACTCTGTTGCTGTTGAAGTTGGTAAGGACCTGACAAACATTGTTGATGGTATTGCTCGCAACGGAGAACCCGGCGTAATCTGGATGGACGTATCAAAGAAGTACGGTCGTCTTGCTGACCCAATCAACAACAAGGACCACCGCATTGCTGGTTACAATCCTTGCGCTGAACAGTCTCTAGAATCTTTCGAGATGTGCACGCTTGTTGAAACTTACCTCAACCGTCACGATTCAATTGAAGACTACAACCGAACTCTGAAGTTTGCGTACCTTTACGCTAAGACCGTTACGCTTCTCCCAACGCATTGGGAAGAGACCAACGCAATTATGCAACGCAACCGTCGCATCGGAACTTCTATGTCAGGTGTTGCTAACTTTGCTGACCGTAAGGGTCTACCAACCCTGCGCGACTGGATGGATGCAGGATACGAGAACATCAAGCGTTACGACATTCTCTACTCAGAGTGGCTAGGTATTCGCGAGTCAATCAAGACGACAACCGTTAAGCCTTCAGGAACTGTATCCATTCTTGCTGGAGAATCACCCGGCGTTCACTGGACTCCCGGCGGTAAGTACTTCTTGCGTGCAATCCGTTTTGGTAACAGCGACCCAATGCTTCCGCTTTTCAAGATGGCTAACTACCGTGTTGAACCTGCGTCAGAATCTCCTGACACCACCAGTGTTGTATTCTTCCCAATCAAGTCTGATGCTGAACGTGCAGAGCGTGACGTAACTATCTTTGAGAAGATGTCACTTGCAGCGACTGCACAGCGTTACTGGTCAGACAACTCTGTATCTGTAACAATCTCATTCGACCCAGAGTCTGAAGCAGACCACATCGGAACCGTTCTGCACATGTACGACGGTCAGTTGAAGACGGTTTCATTCCTACCGTCTGGTAACTTCACCTACCCACAGATGCCTTACACGCAAATCTCTGAAGAAGATTACGAAGCAGAACTTCTTAAGTTGTTCCCAATCGACTTCTCTGGTGTCTATGCTGGAATGTCTGCCGATGCTGTTGGCGAATCCTACTGCAGTACAGACTCCTGTGAAGTAAAACTTATTACTGAGAATCTCAAGGATAAGTAAATGGCAATCGAAATCCTAAACACAAAGACCTTTGACAAGTTCATTGCATCCGCATCAGTTCCAGTAGTCGTTGACTATTGGGCTAACTGGTGCGGACCATGCAAGATGATGCTCCCAATCCTTGAGGAAATATCAGACGAGTACGAGGGCAAGGTAATCATTGCAAAGGTTAATGTTGATGATGAACCTGAACTTATGGACGGAATCCGTTCGATTCCTACCATGCGTGTCTTCGTAAAAGGCAAGAAAGTAAAGGAGATTCTTGGTGCTAAAAATAAGCCAACACTCCTTACTGAACTAGCAGACCACTTAGGATAGAATAAACATATGCCTACTTACGAATACATCTGCGAGAACGAGCATCCTTACCAAGAGGTTCGCTCAATCTTTGCTGACCAAGAAGCCTTCGAGTGCCCTGAGTGTGGAACTACTTTGAAGCGCGTCTTTGAATCAACTCCAGTAACATTCCAAGGCGATGGATTTTACTCTAAAGAACGAAAGAAGGAATTCGGATTATGAGCGAAGAACTACAACCCCTTATGGGAAGCGTTACTGAAGTTGACTTGGCAACGCACTTCCAGATTGACAACGGAGACCACGAACGCTTCTCACATTATGTTCACAAGGACGATGTTATGGAGTCAATGGTTAACGGCACACCGAGTATCGCACTTTGCGGTAAGGTGTGGACTCCCTCCAGAGATGGAGACAACTTTCCAGTCTGTCCAACTTGTAAAGAAATCTATTTAGAACTTCCAAGCCAAGATGGAGTTGCTTCCTAAAGCAACCGAAAGATAGTTAATACATCTTTCTTGACGCGGGTACGACGGTAGACACCTGTACGCAGACCCTTACTCTCTGCGCTTGCATTGTCTGCTGTCGTATCCGCTTCTACAGTTTCAATCCATAACGGATAACCAAACTTACGACCAACCCCCACCACAATCCCCACCTGCAGGTCTTTCTTCTTTCCATCGAAGTCTAGGAACACCAAGTCCCCAACTCGCACCTGCCAGAATTTATACTGTTCATACTTTTTGTAGAAGTGTTCGTAAGCAATCTTATTTGAAGCGAATCCCTTTTTACTTGAAACTTCAACTAAATCACTTCTACCCGCTTTTCCAAAGCACCACGAAATGAACATCGCAGAGTAGGGCTGATTATTAAGCCCATACCATTTGCCATATTTGTTGTCTAGGTTCTCACCGTTGACGAATCCAACTTCTTCTAAAGCAATCTCTGCGAGTTGATTCATTCTGACTCCGACCCCGACTCTGCTTTCAAACGCTCTTTGCGTTCCTTGACAATATTCTTATCTGTTCGATTCTTCCAGTGTACCGTCTTTACTTGGCTTACACGGAATGAACGGCAGGTTGAATATCCTTTCTTCCCACCGATAACATCAATCCACTCTGATGTCTGAGTCTTAACGTGCTTCATAAATCTAAAGCGACCAGACTCACCCTTAATAGAAAGTTCTGTCCCCACAGATACGGTACGACCATTTACTTGAATTTCATTGGTCACAGTCCAAGATTCTGGATGTGACACTACGTTTCTCTTTTTTCCCATAACCCGACTCTATCATACATCACTGACATTTTCAATTTGCGTCCCCGGTAGGACTCGAACCTACAACCGACAGGGTAGAAACCTGTTGCGCTATCCATTGCGCCACGGAGACATTACTTCATTTTATGTTACGCTTTATCTTATGCCACTACCAGTCAACCCAGAAGACCTAAGAAGTATACCAACCGCAACTGAAATGCTTGGTGCTAAGGTATCACAACTTGCACGTTACTGCGAAGAACCTGACTGGACTGCCTTCAATCCTTCCGTATGCTACACAGAAGAGCACGGCTATCTTGTCTTACTCCGTTCTACCAACGGCGGTCTAAGAGACCACAGACCAGAGTGGCAAACAGAACTAGGCGAAGAACTCAACACTCCAGACTCTTACAAGAATCCTAGTGAGTACTATGTTGATGTTTTTGTGGATGGAACTTATGGCAGTGAGTCTATGTATCGCAATAGAATGTTTATTGCAAACTTAAATCCAAATACGCTTAGACTCTCTAAAATTAGAGAAGTCGATTTGTCAGAGGCATATGGTAAAGCACCTTATGAAGTAGTTCGCGGTGTTGAAGATGGAAGACTTCACCATGCTCAAGACGGACTAAGAATCTCTGCAACTTTCTACGAACCTAATAAAAGTCCAGCGGTTCAGATGTGCTCCATGAAACTAGACCTCTCAGGAAAAACTCCAAAGGCTACATCACTTGATATTTTTGATTCTCCAAAGGGTAGAACTGTCAATGAAAAGAATTGGATGCCAGTAGACAGACTATCTCTATTCAATCCTGATGACGTTTCTTTTGATTACTGGTATCAGTCTGCAGAAACTTTCAACATCGATGATAGAAAGTTAGTGGATGTTGGAGGACACAGACTTCCAATCAGCGGTAGTTCTCAACTTGTAGGTCTAGAGAACGGCACACTACTAGGAATCATTCATCAGCGTGACCTCTCTCAAAAGATGCGTTTTATTGACATCACTAAGCCACCAATCAATCGTAGGTGTTATTCACATCGCTTTGTGCAGTTTGATGAGCAAGGAAGAATTCTTAAGGTTACTGACAAATTTAACTTCCTTAATAAGAGTGTAGAATTTGCATCAGGAATTGCTATTCACGAAAAGAACGTGCTTGTTACTTTTGGTGCTTTAGATAGTTCCGCACATATCGCATCCGTACCACTAAAGAACATTCTTAGCAGTCTTCGGCTTCCTAAGATTTAAGGATTAGGAATTATGACACCTGAAGAAGAAGAAGGCATTGAAGCGTTCATCGACTACCTCATCTCTGAAGGTGCATTGGAGTACATCGGTACTGACCACAACGATGAGCCAATCTACACGGTCACAAAGAAGTGCAAAGAAGTTCTTCCTGAACTCTACGACGAGCACATACAAAAGACAGATGATGCTGCCTTCTCTCTATGGCAGAAGGGCTTGGTAGAGATTGAGTTCACCGAGGACGACCACCTCATCTCTCTCACTCCAGACAGCGCAGAACTCTACCTAGAGCACAGGGAAAGCCTTTCTTCAGATGAGATTGAAGTCCTATTTGTCCTTGCAAAATCAGGGGAAAACAAAAAAGACTGACCCCGATTTGACAGCCCCCAAACCTATCTGCTAGGTTATACCTAACGAGATAGCGACGGTTATCTTGGGGAGTGGCAGAAATGCTGGTGTCGCAATCGTAGCCAGTAATGCACACAAGGTAAGGAAAAGGTCTCTCAAGGGCAACTGCTTAGAGAGGCTGGCTTTTGCAAAGTCTTACTTATGTCGGCAGACAACTTGTGGTCACAGGGCTAAACTGATTCAAGGATTGCCCCTGTGTGTGAGTGAAGTCTCACCTTCCACCTCTTAGTCTTCGCACGACTATGGAATTCTTACCTCCTTTGCATTCCATAGTTGTCCCAAGTGGAGTCACCCGCTTGCGAATGAGTGACAACGAAAGTCCCCCTAGTTTCTCTCTTCTAGGGGGTCTTTCTTATTCTGGAGCAGTGCCTCCCTTATTCCACTTTATTGCATTACAATGCAACAAATAGCACCCAAAAGTTGCATTGGAGTGCAACAATATAACAAAAGGGGGGTATTTGTTACATTTGTAGGTCAACAATATAACCAAAGCACAAAGCCCCCACCTAAAAGGTGAGGGCTAAGGCTTCTAGCAGATTAATACCAGTTATGGTTGTACCAGAATCCCATTGCCGAGCAAGGAGTTCCATAACGACTGTTGATGTAATTCAATCCCCACTTGATTTGTGTTTCAGGGTTTGAATACCAATCAGCACCAGAACTTGCCATCTTACTTCCCGGCAAGGATTGCGGAATTCCGTGTGCACCAGACGATGGATTATGAGCAGTTTCTCTCCAACCACTTTCTCTAGTCCATAGATTCACTAGGCAGACGTACTGGTCACTGCCCCAACCATAATGAGTAGCCATATGGTACTTAGCAAAAGCCTGATTCTTGCTTACAGAAACACCAGATGTTTGTCTGATGGTAGAACGTGAAGCGTGTGTCGGTTTTGGCTTAGAGGTAGCAATCACTACAGGATTACTGGTTCCGATACTTGACGGCTTATGAGTCTTTTTGACTGTAGGCGTTGGCTTAGGCTTAGGCGTTTTCTTATGCTTAGGCTTAGGCTTAGGCGTTACCTTATCCGTCTTGGAGTGCTTGGTGGCACTGGATTTATTCTGTTCTTCATTAGCATTAGTCTGAGATTGGGCGATTGGTAGCGATATGGCATAAGCCACAAGAAGCGCAGTCGCGGACCTCGAAACCTTGGTTTTGTCTAACATACGTCCAAGTCTACCAGACAGGTATGATAAACGCCAACTCCAACCCCCACTTATTATCTTTTCCCGGCGTTCTTACCAAGATAATTATTATCCGTTTTATCCCGTGAGGTCTGGAAAAATCAGTTTTCTATTATAGATTTCTAGAAACTGTTACCTTTTTTTGCGTTTGTTCTTGTTCTGTCCAAACTTTGTTTTATCAAAAGGATTATTTTTGTGGTATCCGAGTTTATTTTTTTCTAGAGCAAACCAAGTTTCATAGTGTGACTCCATTAACCACATCTCTTTGTGGTGCGGGAATACAGCCCCTGTGTGAGCCACAAGTTTGTAGCCAAGTTCATTTAGTCTCCTAGAGAACATCAAGTCCTCAGAAAGCCAAGCAATCCCATCACCATTTTCAATTGGACCATCTTGGAACCAAGCCCAATCAGGACCAGTAAATTTCTCATAAGCCTTCTGCATATGTTCCAACACAGAGCGATGAATCATCAGACAGCCAGTTCCAGCAGAGTGAATCTCCACCAACGAGTTCTTAGGGTACTCAAAGAACGGCACAAGACCAAAATTCTCATCAAACCTAAAGATGGCAGGAACAGGTTGTAGTTGGTTTGGTTGAGGGAAGGTTGCAGCGAAACACAAACCAGAGACAATAGGATACAAATCCTTATCAGCAGCATCTACAAGTTTGTTGAAGGCATCCTGCGTAACGTACTCATCAGAGTCCATGATGAATAGCCAATCATCATCTGTTTGATTTAGGAAGTACTGAACCTGAATGTTTCGGCTCTTAGCCAATAGCCCAAGTCCTTGAACACTATTAAAGTTCTTGATTCGCTCAGGCTCTTGACGAAGCAAGTCCATCATGCTGTGAGCAAAGTAGGCATCTACCTGACCGTGGTGACACCACGTTACACATACTGTTTCATTATCCTGCATGAGACAATGCTAACATACTCGTATTGATTTCTCACGACGACAGGCGTAGTATTTTCTTATGACAAATGACCAAGACTGGAAGCCTCTTACAAAGAGCGAAAATCCTATGACCACTCACGTTGGCATAGACAATCTGACTCAGGAACTCATTCGTCCATTTGACTACGAATCTGACGGCGAAGAGAACTTCTATCCGTACCTTATTCCTAAAGACCTACCCAAAGACTTTTCTATTGGTGTCATTGTTGGTGCTTCTGGTACTGGTAAGTCCACGTTGCTTAGGAAGTTTGGAGAGCCTGAAAAGCACCGCTGGAACTCATTTAGGTCTATTGCTTGGCACTTCAACAACGCTGTAGAAGCCAATGAGCGGTTTTCAGCGGCAGGTCTAATGTCTGTACCAGATTGGATTAAGCCTTACTACGCGCTTTCTACGGGGCAGAAGTTCCGTGCTGACCTTGCTCGCTCACTTCGCAATAACTCTATTATAGATGAATTCACTTCTGTTGTTGACCGTAATGTTGCCAAGTCAGCATCTACGGCTATGGCTCGCTACGTCCGCAAAAACAACCTCAAAGGAATTGTCTTAGCAACTTGTCATAGAGACATTCTAGAGTATCTTGAACCTGATTGGGTTATCGACACAGACCGTGGTGAATGGTCAAACGGGAGGTGGCTTCAACGACCTGAACTACATCTCTCAATTTATCCTTGCTCAAACGAAGTTTGGAAGCACTTCGCTTCACACCACTACCTCTCAGAGTCACTCAACAAGTCAGCACACTGCTATGTGGCATTCTGGGACGACCAGTTAGTTGGCTTTGCTTCGTCCCTTGCGTATCCGTCTGGCACTGTCCAGAACGCTTACAGGGAGCATAGGCTAGTTATCCTGCCCGACTATCAAGGATTAGGCTTTGGACCGAAACTTTCAGAGGCAGTAGCAAAGCATTATACCGATAATGGCAAGCGATACTTCTCAAAGACTTCCCACCCCCGACTTGGTGGCTACCGTGACCAATCCCCACTTTGGAAGCCCACATCAAAGAACCACATGAAACGCAAAGACGGACAAGACCCGACCAAAACCCGATGGACTATCAACCCAAATCGGTGGTCTTTTTCCCACGAGTATATCGGGGAGAGCCGGGAAAAATCGATTTCGGAGATATAATGATTGTAACAATGACAAAAGACGAAGTAGATGTTTACTCAACTATTGCCCTCAAGCGATGGTTAGCAAAGTGGGAGAGTGAGGACCGACCTAACTACGCCAAAGGAAAGCAAGAAGGAGTCCTAGAGCATGAAGTTCTAGCGAGTATCCGAACAATCCTTTCAGAATGGGCTGTGGCTAAGGCGTACAACTACACAATGAATGTTCCTTGGTATCCGAACGCTTTGCACGGTCAGCGCGGTAGATTGCCAGATGTCGGCGGAAATATCGAAGTTCGCTCCGTACGGACTCAAGATTGGATTTCAGTCTGGAGTAAAGACGAAGGTAAAGTTATATTTGGAGTTAGATGCCTCGATGACGAGTTCTTTACTAAATTCGAGATACTTGGAGCAATAGGCTTTGATGAAGTAATCTCACATCCAGAGTGGCGAATTGAACGACACAATGCTTGGGGAGTACCCTTGCACGCACTAAAAAGTTATCCACAGGCATAAACATGGCGTTTTGCCCAGCAAGAACCGTAATTACAGTATAGACTTAAACTCAAGTGTTTACGTTTAAGACAATACAATTGTCAAAAAGGGTGTATAATTTTAAACATGTCTAAGAAAAAGAAACCCATATGTTCTGTAGAAAATTGTGAAAAACTACATACAGCAAAAGGATATTGTCAGACTCACTATGTTCGTCTAAAAAGAAAAGGTTTGCTTGGTGACCCTGCCATTCAAATAAAAGGAAGAACAGTGTGCGATATCCCAAGTTGCGGTAATGCTCATGTTGCCAAAGGAATGTGCGGATATCATTATAGAATAAGTTATTATCATAAACTTTCTATGGAACAGATATCTTTACTACCTTTAAATTGTTTTTTCTGTAATTCAACTAAAGATTTAGTTATAGACCATGACCATGCTTGTTGTCCTCCAAAACAGCAGCACACCTGTGGAAAATGTATTCGCATGGTTTTATGTAGAAAATGTAATTCTGGTATTGGTTTTCTAGGGGATGATGCTAGACTATACAAAGTTATTGCTGAATATCTAGAAAGTAGTAACAAAGACTCACGACTATTTTAAGGAAAAACATGAACATTTCACTATCAATGTCAAAGATGTTAGACATTTTTGCTTTTATCGGAGGATGGACTCTTATTGCACTGGTTGCAATGCTTTCTATCTCATTAGTAATTAGCGTTGCTAAGGGTTTGATTGGCTTAGTCAAGGGCTACGACTCAATCGACGACGACCCATACATGTCTGACTACGCAGAACCAGAGCGTCTGAAGCCAGTTAAGTGATTCTGCGCCCAACGTGGGACGAGTACTACTTAGATATCGCTTTAGCAGTTTCTGCTAGAGGAGATTGCGTTCGCGCTCAACACGGAGCAGTAATCGTCAAAGACCATAAGATTGTCTCTACTGGATATAATGGAACTCCAGCAGGTGACAAACGCTCCTGCGGTCTTACAGGTCAATGCCCAAGAGCACTTGATGCTAACTCAGAACACGCAAAGGGTCATTACGACCTATGTTGGAGTACCCACGCAGAGTCAAACGCGCTTCTACGGGCTTCCTGGAGCGACCTTCAGGGAGCAACTATTTATATTACGGGTCAACCATGCGCTGGTTGCTCAAAACTTATCGCTTCAGCAGGTATTAGTAGGGTTGTATGGAAAAAAGAAGAACACTAAAAGATATTGTCTTTAGCAGTGAGATGACGGTAGAACTTGTTCAACATAATGCTTCAGATGAAATCGTTGCCCAATCCGCCAGAGTAAGTACTGTTGGAGTTGGAAGTCTTAACCCTAAGAAAGAGGGCACAGAGATTGGAGGGCTAATCAACTTCCTGCTTAGGGAGCGTCACGGCTCTCCCTTCGAGCACTCCATCTTTACTTTCTACGTCAAGGCTCCAATCTTTGTATGGCGTGAGCATATGCGACATCGCATCGCTTCTTACAACGAAGAGTCAGGTCGCTATAAGGAACTAGCACCAGAGTTTTACGTTCCATCTGCAGACAGAAAACTTGTTCAAGTTGGCAAGGCTGGCTCTTACACATTTGAAGAGGGTAGTCCTTACCAATACGCAAGTGTTCTTGGTGGCTATATGTCTGCTTGCAAGGCATCATACAACTCTTACCTCGGAATGCTTGAGGCTGGCGTTGCACGAGAAGTGGCTAGAGGAATCCTTCCACTCAACATTTACTCAAGTGCATACGTCACGATGAACGCTCGCGCTCTGATGAACTTCTTATCCCTGAGAACAAGTGTTGAAGGCTCGCACTTTCCCTCCTACCCTCAGCGAGAGATTGAAATGGTAGCGGAGAAGTACGAAAAAATCTTTGCTGAACTTATGCCACTAACTCATAAGTCATTTGTTGAAAACGGGAGAGTAGCACCTTGATTTCTTGTAGAGATGCTGTCGAGTTCCTTTCGTCTTTAGAGGATGACTCAGTTCAACTTATTTGGACTGACCCACCTTTTGGCACAGACTCATATCAAGTTACTTACTCCACAGGAAAAAAATATCGAGACACTAATGTTGAGTCAGTCGTAGAACTTTTGAGTAGAGTTGGTAAACAAGCAAAGAGGATTCTTACAAATGACGGTGTACTTGCCATTTGTCTTGACTATAGAGCGGTGCATCAAACATACTGCGCTTTATTAGAGCAGGGTTTAGTTCCACATGGAGAGATTATCTGGACATTTGGACTTGGAAGAGGTGCTACTAAATGGTGGGCAAATAAACACAACACTATTATCATGTTTAGCAAGAGCGGAACTCCAAGGTTCTATGAGGATAGAGTTCCTACCACTTACAGAAAAGCCCCTAAAAGAGGATACGAAGGTGGGAAAAAAGTAACATCAGTCTGGGACATAACTCTCTCAAATACAGCCCCAGAGCGAGTTGGCTATCCTAATCAGAAACCAGAAGAGTTAATAAAGCCTTTTGTAGCAGTCCACACAGACGAAGGTGACCTTGTTGTCGACCCATTTGGTGGAAGTGGCTCTACTGCTTTTGTAGCAAACCAAATGGGTAGAAAATATGCAACTAACGATATAAATCCAGTAGCAGTGGAAGTAATAAAGAAAAGACTTGAACACAAATATCCCTAGAAAACGAAAGAGTAGCACCCTAATGTTTCCGACAATCTCTGAACTTGATGGAGATGTTATCTTCCAAAGAAGATACGCAACTCTTGATAATGAAAACTGGAGTGCTTTCAATTCTTCAATTATGCTTTCCAACGAAGGAGAGTACTGGCTTGCTTTCCGCTCTAGTAACTACTACTTCTCTATAGAGACTGGTTCAATCAGACTTACTGACACAAGTCTCAATGGACCAACCACTGCAAACAAACTATTTCTAGTTAAGTTAAACAAAAACACTTGGCAGTTTGAAGAAGACACTCTAAAACAGATTGATACAAAATCAGTAAAGTCTTATCTTAAAAGAGACGTTGAAGACCCTAGACTTTTCTGGGACGGATACGACTACTGCATTACTGCAACAGTTTTTGAAAAAGGATTTAGAATTGCAAAAATCTGTAAAATAGTTTTAGAGTCTCTAGAGAATCCTAAAGTTGTTGCTTTCTCTATGTTAGAACCTCTAGACGAAAATGTTCCAGAGAAAAACTGGATGCCAATCCATAAAAGTTCAGTCGACACACAGATAGATTTTATTCATAGTTCTCATGTTCTAATTTCTAGAAGTAAGTTTCTGCACAAAGAAAAGCATCCAGTAACTAAATCATTCAGAGGTGGTTCCCAAGTTCTTCCCTTTAATGAGAATACAAACATTGCAGTCATCCATGAAGCAGAGCATTACTACATAGACAAGTTTAATCCAATAAGTTTTGGAACTAAAGTAAAAGTTCTTAAGTACTCTCATAGATTTGTTTTGATGGACAATGATTACAACATCATTAAAATCTCAGATAAGTTTGTTATGACAGATAAAGAGGGTTTCGACTTTGTAGCGGGCATGGCTCCGACTGATAACGGATACGTTATCAGTTTTGGTCGCTCTGATGTTGCTTGTTATGTAGCAACTATTAGCAAAGAAGATATTAAGAAGACACTTAAGGACTTAGATGTCTAACGGTATTGCTTATCTCTATGCCCGCGTCTCAACCCAGATGCAGGTCAATGATGGCATAAGTCTTGACGCTCAAGTAAAGCAAATGGAATACGCAGCACTTGCTGCTGATTACGAACCAGTAATTTTAAGAGAAGAAGGTCGTTCAGGTAAGAGTATTCAAGGAAGACCAGTACTAAGAAATGCGCTAGATGACCTAGACGCAGGGAAGGCTCAGGCAATCTATGTCACACGACTTGACCGTCTTGCTCGCTCCACTAAGGACTTTCTCAGTATTGTTGACCGTTCTCATAAGTATGGTTGGCGTTTGGCTTTGCTTGACCTTGGTCTTGATACTGCAACTCATCAGGGTCGTTTTGTGGTTACCATTATGGCTGCTATGGCGGAGATGGAACGTGGAATGATTTCCGAACGACAGAAAGATGTTCATCGTGATAGAAGAAGTAATGGAAAAAAGTGGGGAATTGATTTAGGTCCATTACCTGCTGTTGAATTAGAAGTCAGAGAAAGAATCTATCGCGACAGAAAACTTGGACTTTCCTATCAATTGATTGCTAATGCATTAAATGCTGAAGGCATACCAACTGCACACGGTGGAGAGAAGTGGTACTCAGCAACTGTAAGAAATTCTTATCTAGCGTATGAAAAAACATTGTAAAATAGAAATATAAGTCCGACGACACACGGATATTTCTACCCTTGCTGGAGGGGTTACTTTGCGTAAGTTACTTCGGGTCATTCCCGTATTCTTTTATCTTTTATTTTTTGTTGTAGTTATTCCTATTACACCTGCAAATGCGACAGTATCTCAACAACCTTGCGACCAAGTTTCTTGGACAAACGAGGATGATGTTGCACATCAGATATTTCTTCCTACCAACATAAATCTTGGTGATACGTCTTACGACACTGTTTATGCAACTACAAATGGAACACTTACATTTGGCTCACCTGATGCAACATTTGGTAGTTATCCAAATACTCCTTCTATATCCTTAGCAGGATGGGATTGGGTTACTTGGGGTGACGGTCACTTAAGTTATGGAGCAACTGAATCAGGCTTTTGTGTGGAGTGGATGGTTCGACCATACCCACAAAATAGTGGCGAGTTTACAATCATCAAATTAACAGTTGATACATCTCAACTTCCATCTTGGTCAGGAACTATTGAAACAACAGGATGGATTCCAGACAATCTCCGCCGAGGTATTCGTTTTATCTCTGGACAAGATGTAGTAACAATCTCTGAAGCGTTTACTGTAAACGGTGGTCGTCCAGTAGAGATGCAATCTTGTTGGGACGGCTCTGTAATTCCTCTTACTTCTGTCTGTCCTATCGAACCTACACCAACACCAACCCCTACTGAACCAACCCCAACTCCTACCCCAACTCCTACCTTTACTTGCTGGGATTCAAATGTAGTATTTGGTGAAAATGAATGTCTTCCTACCCCACCACCTCAAGTTTGTTGGGACGGAACTACGGTTGCTTGGAATGAAACTTGTTCTCCAGTTCCACCAGACATCACCTGCTGGGACGACTCATCAGTTCCATGGAATGGTACTTGTTCTCCTGAACCTGTAGTTGTCTGCTGGGACGGTTCCACAGTTCATTACCAATCAGAGTGCTCTCCAACTCCACCAGATATTACTTGTTGGAATGGTGATGTAGTTCCATGGAATGGTGTCTGTCCAGTAATTCCACCTCCTGTTCATTGCTGGGACGGCTCTTACGTTGAGTGGAATCAACGATGCCCAGATGAACCAGTAGTAATTGTCTACCCTGAAGATGCTATCTTTTTGACTTATTCTGAAAACCAGAATCTAGAATACACAGCACCAATTGGAAAAAAGATTAAAGATATTCTTTTTGCTTCTTATGGAACGCCAAACAATTATCAGTATGGCTTATGCGATGCTAAAAGTTCTTTAGAGTTAGTAACTAAGGCAGTATCTAAAAATATTCTTAGTATTAATGTAAATAATGGAGTTTTTGGTGACCCTTGTGGCGGAACATACAAATATCTTTCAGTAGTTCTTACTATCGAAACCGACCCTGATTATGTAGAACCAACTCCGACTCCAAGTCCTACAGTTGAACCAAGCCCTACCCCAACTCCAACAGAAACCATTGAGCCAACTCCAACCCCAACAGAAACCATTGAGCCTAGCCCTACTCCCACACCGACGATAGAACCATCAGTATCGCCCACAGCGACCCCAACAAAAGAACCTGAACCACAACCATCCAAAAGCCCAACGTCACAAGAGTCCCCAAAGCCCGTAGTAACTTCTTCACCTGAACCAACTCCTATTGTTGAACCTACTATCGAGCCTACCATCACTCCGCAGGAAGAGCAACAAGTTGTTGTAGATAATGCGTTATCTGATGGAGTTATTTCTGAAGCAGAGACTCAAGCAATTGTTGATAATTTATTATTAGATGGAGACCTTAGTCAAGAAGAAGTAACAAATCTTGTTGATGACCTACAAGCAGATGGTCAGTTGTCAGAAGAAGAAAAGCAACTAGTAACAGATGTTCTTGTTGAAGCATATGCAGATACAGCAATCCCTGCTGATGTATTCGCTGAGTCAGGGTTGGATTACTCAGACCTTCCACCAGAGCAACCAATTACTTTGGAAAATGGCGTAGTTCTGACAGCAAATGTTGCAGATGCTCTAGAAATTTTTGAAGCCCCCTCCGAAATTTTATCAGCAGTATTTACTGACCCAAGTAAAGCAATAACTGCTATCGCAAATGTTGGTGCAGATATGACAACAGAAACACGCAAGAAAGTACAACAAGCAGCAGTTCCAGCCGTAATCGTAACTCAGATTATTTCTGGCACTGCATCACTACTAACAAGGAAAATATAATGAGACTACTTCGCTGGATAAAAGATATCTTTGTTGAGTCACTAAATCAAACATGGACTCTTCTAGGTATGTTCATTGCTTGGGTGCTTCTTGAAGGCTCGGCAAGAGTTATTGTTGGATACGCAATTATTCTGTCTTTAGTTCTTTGGCTTATTACTCTACGAGTTCGTGAACCATTGGAAAAAGAAGAAAAAGAAGATTAATATCTTTTTTCTATAAATTGCATAGAGCATTCATATCCTGTACCATAAGGGTATGACATGCGCTAATGACAATTGGAGAAAAAGACATGAGCGACCTTCTGCTCGAATATACAGATAAAATCCTACCAATCCTTCCACTGGCTAAAAAGGCTTATGGTTCACGGACTCAGACAAGCCCAGAACACGAAGCAAGCAGAGCCTACACAGAACTACTTGTTGAGTTTAAGTCAAAGGGTGGAAGTCTTCCACAACTTGCTAAGGCTCTTGGTGTTGCCTACCCAGGCATCCGCCGTCGTGTGATTATGAAAGATGTAAATCTTTCCGAAGTCAAGCCAAAGACTAGGGCTACTCGTCAAGAAAATGCAGATGCAGTAGGTAGAGTAAAGCAAGCAAAAGAGACTGGCATTGACCAGTACCACGACCAACTGGCTCTAGAATACAAAAATGGTGTTTCTTTGTCAGTTTTGGCGCGTGAACTAGGACTAAGTTCGGCTGCACCCCTGTATTATGGAGTACAGAGTAGTTTGAAGCGTCACGCCTAAGCACAAACTTAATCGCCCTCATGCTACTCAGCGTGAGGGCATTTTGTTTTTGGAATGAGGAATTATGGGCAAGAGTTTAATGGAGCATATTGCTATGCTCCCAGATGCAGAACGCGAAGCCGTTCTAGCAGATATGGACATGGACACACTTCTTTGGGATTGGAAGGCTTGGGGTCGCCCTGAGCAACAAGCACCTGAAGGTGATTGGAATATCTGGGCTTACATTGCTGGTCGTGGTGCTGGAAAAACTCGTACCGCTGCTGAGTGGGTGCGTGAAGAAGCAAAGCACACAAACAAGGGACAACTTCGTTTTGCTCTTGTTGCTCGTACTGCTGCTGACGTGCGTGACGTTATTGTTGAAGGTGAGTCAGGAATTATCAACGTCTCACCTCCAAGTGAGAAACCACACTACGAACCATCCAAGCGTCGCCTAACTTGGGCTAATGGAAACACTGCAACGTGTTTTACTGCAGACGAACCTGACTCACTTCGTGGTCCGCAGTTTACTCACGCATGGGGAGATGAGGTCGCTGCTTGGCGACAGACTCCAGACGCTGCAGGTATGACTGCGTTTGATAACTTACGCGTTGGTACTCGTCTTGGAGACCGACCAAAAATTATGCTCACCACCACTCCCAAGCGTGTAGCACTTCTTTATCAACTTATCGAAGAAGCAAAAAAGGGAAGCAACGTAGTAATCACTAAAGGCTCGACTATGGACAACGCTGGAAATCTTTCTGGCGCATATATGGATGCAATCCTTGGAGTTTATGAAGGTACACGTTTGGCTTCTCAAGAACTTTATGGTGAGATGCTTGACGACATCGAAGGTGCACTATGGACCATTGAGATGATTGAACGTAATCGCCACGGCTCATTTCCTATCGGAACACCACTGCGTTGTATTGGTGTTGACCCGTCCGTTGCTGAGAATCCACGAGATGAGTGTGGAATTATTGTATGCGCTGCTTCAGGAGACCGTGACCTTTACAAGCGTGAAGCGTGGGTTCTAGAAGATGCATCTGTACTTGGCTCACCAGATGTGTGGGCAAATAAAGTTGTAGAGATGGCGCGTAAGTGGATGTGTCCAGTTATTGCTGAAGTCAATCAGGGTGGAGCATTGGTGCGTAACGCAATCAATACTATTGACCCAAATGTAAAAGTTTTAGAAGTACACTCCAAGCATGGAAAAGCCCTACGCGCAGAACCAACAGTATTGGCTTACGAGCAGGGACGAGTCCATCACATTGGATTCTTAGCAGAACTTGAAGACCAAATGACTTCGTGGATTCCTGGTGAAGGTAAATCTCCAGACCGTGTTGATGCTTTGGTACACGCACTTACTGCACTTCTTATCAAACCACCACAGGGTTTTGTTGGTGGAAGGATTACAGCGCACTCCGCCGCACACCGCAAGATTGATACTGGTCGAAACCGAGGTCAATCAGGCGGGCGCGGCGGTAGAGTGTTTAACCCAAATAACAGGTAGTTACTTTACGATTGCTTTCCAAGTCTTAGGACCGACAACACCGTCAGCCTTACCTAGTGCCTTGTTCTTCTTCTGAACAGCGATGATTGCCTTCTTTAGTTCATCATCGTAAACACCAGTTACCTTTAGACCAAGAGCAATCTGGAGAGCCTTTACGCAATCTCCTCTGTCCTCAGAATCTACAGGATTTCCTGGATAAATCTTGCTTGGCTCTGGAGCAACTGTCTTCTTCTTCTTACCAGCAGTAAGTACAGCCTTAACAGATGTCTTTGCAGCACCTTCAAGAACTACCTTTGGATTGACATCCTTGTTGGTGTAACGCCAAGGTGAAACACGAGTTTCAAAGTGAAGGTGTGGACCACTTGAGTTACCAGAGTTACCTGAACGAGCAATCAACTGACCTTCAGTAACTTTCTGACCCTTCTTCACACCAATACCGCTGAGGTGAGCATACAGTGCACGAACACCGTTACCGTGGTCAATGATGATTGCATTTCCGTAAGCAGCACCCCAAGAGGTGTTTCCACCTACTTCAAGAACAGTACCGTCCTTGGCAGCAGACACAGGAGTACCGATTGGGCACGCAAAATCTACACCTGTATGGTAACCACTTGACCACCAAGAGCCGGGCTTATGGTAGGGAGTAGTAATCTTGAATTTCTTTGGTAATGGTGATGCCATTATTTCCTCGCTTGTAGTAGTAAATCTTCTACTATTGTAGCAAGGAAATGAAAAGGCTATCTGGCGAATCTAGTGGCTGTTTGCCAGTCGATATCCCCGCCCATAACCTGACGAGGCTTCAAGAATCTACCGTGAATAACGGCACTAGAGCCTTGACCAATGACCTCAATATTACGCTCTAGCATTTTACGCTGGAACGCAGTCTGACTCATTGGCTTTTCACCACGCTCTTCTACCCAAACCCTATAAATACTATACAACTGCTTAATTGGAGTTGATGAACCCTCAGACTCAGTGGTCTCTTCCTCAAGGAATAGACCAATACGGTCCTCATTCTTTCGGTAGATTTCGGCTGCTTCAGAAACAACAGAGCACCAACCAAGAGCATCACGAGAACTTGAGTTAAGCATCTTGATTGCACCCTCAACTGCCCAAGACATAACTGCAGGAAGCGCACCCTCTGGGTCGAAGATGTATTCCTTTAAGTCTGGGTCAGGATTTTCTGGCACAAAATTAAATGGCATAGGACGAATACGTCGCCACATTGCATCATCCATAATGATTGGACGGTGGTTAGTAGAAATCCACAACTTAGCCTGTGAAGCAAATGTAAATGGTCGCTCGCCCGGAGAACGTGCAGAAATTTCAGATGAACCAGTCAACTTCTTTACTGAGTTTTCCTTGAGACGTTCTGAGTCTGGAAGTTCGTCGACCCATACGAGACGACGACCACGAAGTTCAGCCCAATGGTAAAGGTCAGAACCTGATGCTTGACCGTCACCATTAGCAAGAATGCTTGAGTCAAATGGCCAGGCATATTGTTTTGTACCAAGACATTTTACAATTGCTTCAACAAATGTATTCTTACCAGAACCTGCAGGACCATAAACAAGGAACATCAAGTCATACTTACTCAAACCTGTAAGCGAGTAACCTGCTGCTTTCTGTAGCCACTCTTGGTATTCCTTATCACCACCAGTAGCAAAGTCTAGGAACTGTTGCCAACGAACATTACTCAAGCCCGGAGTGTAAGCGACAGGTGCACGACGAGTAATGTAAAGGTCAGGACGATTCTTAAGAAGTTCACCAGTACGCAAATCAACCACACCATTGAGAACACCAAGCATGTGAGGATTGGAGTCCCAATCATCTACAGCAAGACGAACACGACGGTCTGAGTTAGCGTTATCAATTGCAGATTTTAGGCGAGCGTTTGATTTAGAGTTTTGTGCCCACTTAATAACTTCTGACTGCTTGTCTGTATCACCGTCATAGCGAACTACTTCACTAGCGATAACAGGAGCAAGACTCTTTGCGAGTTCTTGCATTTCCAAACCCTCAACGTCTGGCTTCCAGTAACCACCAGACCAATGGAACCAACCAAGACCCTCAGAGTAGCGAACGGCTTCACCAAAAGTATCTACAAAACGGCGACCATTACCTGTATCAGATAATGTACGACCACCGATTTCACCACCATCTTCTTCATCAATGGCATCAGGGTCTTTTGGTACGTTTAGATTAGCAAGGGAAGATGCTTCAGCAATTGATTCACCCTTGTGAATACTCTCAGACACAGCACCAGCCAAAGTTCCCGGAAGAAACTCATCTGACCTATAAGGAGTTACTACCCCAAGTAGTGGAGTTACTTCAGAGGAAGACTCTCCAAACTTCTCACGAGTTTCCTCAGTTGACCTCTTAGCCCAACCATTTTCTTTATCTGTGATACCAGCCCAAAGGAACTCTGATTTGGGATGGTCAGCAACCCACTTCATTGCACGACGAACGTGCATGAGAAGACCATTCTGTCCCTCAAGTGGAAGTGGTGGGCGAACCTTTTCAGCATTGAAACGAATCATCAGGGTTTCAAGAGCCTGACGACCATGTTCCTTATCTACTGGATATTCATTAGCAAGAGAGCAAGTGAGTTTGTAGATATCTACAGCACGAGCACCCTCGTCAATACCGTCCTCAAGAATCTTGCGAATCTCTTCTTTGTTCTTTCCAAAATCTACGCCATCAAAAGTTGAACTCCAGTCCATAGAACCAAGAGATGAACTTACAGATAGAGATGAACTCTTTCCACGCTTACGCAAGAAGTTAAGAAGTTCTTCAGGTGCTTCAGCCATCTCGGTTTCCCAAGGAGCCTTACCCTCAACCCACTCATAATTAACGCCAGAGAAATGGCGTGACGGAGCGATAAGAACATAACCGTTGTGCTTGATATCAATACCCTTGATACCTGCTGCTTTTAGATTTCCAATGAGTTCTTCTGATGGATTACAGCGATAAAAAATATGACGACCACGCATTGTCTTACCAGCAAGCGTGTACTCACCAGTTAATGCTTCAACAGTTGGAGGTAGTGCACCCTCAACCAACTTTTCAAACTCTTCAAAAGAATCATGCCCACCAGAGCGTGGGTCAATATCGATTACAAGGAAACCTGATGGACGACAGTTAACACCAATGTTTGCTTCAGGGTCACGCTCCCACCAGCGAGAAATTACATTGATATCATCCGAAGACTCTGAGTTCCACGAGTTTAGTGCTGGATGCTTACCAACATCTTTTGGTTCATTGTGCGTACTGTTGCAGGTACAGCGACCACCGACAATGCCGTAGCACGGAAGAATTTTCCATCCCTGTGATGCGTACCAAGATGTGGCTTTTTCGAACCGTCCATCTTCATTTGCCTTATCGTGTTCAGACATTTAATCCCTCTGTCATTTGTGTCATTTCCTCCTTTAGGTCTTAACCTAGGTAGATAGTACAAGATGTTGCCCTATAAAGCAATACAACCACGGTATAATTGTACTAACGGCTTCGGCGGAATTACAGTATACACCTGAAAGATGGAATGAACGTGTCAGTGCTAAATACCATTGCTTTAATTCTTGGAAGTCTTACTGCCATAATTGGTGCTCTTGCAGTAGTGTATAAAATAGTTCGTCGAATGGAAAATGCCATTGGAACTGACACAAAAGGGCGAACCATTGCTGAACGCTTAGATAGAGTCGAACACCAACTTTGGGAAAATGGCGGCTCATCACTCGCAGACCGTGTAAATAAGATTGAAGTTTCTAGCAGAGAAACTGCTACAGAAGTAAAATTTATCAAAGAACTTATTATATCCAATGCCGCTATCATAGCCGCTCATGGAAAAACTGCTAATAAAAAGGGTTAGTTTTCTAGCACTTTTATTTTACGACACGCCAGAAACATAAATAACAAAATTGCAGATATTTCTGCTAGAGTTCTTACATAACTAGTCACAAGACTTACTTATGGAAGGACTGAACATGGGAAAACTAGCACAAAAAGTATCAGAACTTAACGCACCCCAATTTGGATTGCCTTGTGGTGTATCAAAAGTTATGTCTCTGATGGACGAAGATGATAGAAATACTCTTGAGTTGATTTTGTTTCCTCAAAGTGAAAAAGTAAAAAGATTCTCTAACCGTCAAATCCAAGAATTGCTCATCTCGGAAGAGTATGACATTGCTCAATCATCAATCGCATTGCATCGTCGTAAGCAGTGTCGTTGTTTTACAGGGATTAATGCTCGCATAGAAGCACTAGGTAATAAGTAATGTCAGAGAGTTTTTCAAAAAAAGTTTTAGAAGAATTAGCATCTCCTGGTCAGACAGGTTCTGATAGACGTTCAAACGAAACTCCAGAAGCATGGAGAGCGCGTATGGATATTGACCATACGTCAGGAGGCTTTGTCGTCAGCACTCCTAGACCATCAGGAAACTCAGCAGATGCTGAATCTATTCTTGAAGAATTTGGTCTGGACCCAAAGGCTTGGCGTGTGACGAGTGTTCGTCAGAGCAAGTGGCAAACATTTAATGAAGATTGGCTAGAGGCTTACAAGGTTTCAGTTGTTCCAGCAGACTTTGTTGATGGACCTGACTTTGACTTAGAACAACTTGTAGATGAGATTAAAAAATGGAAACCAACTAAAGGCTCCAAGCAAGCAACTGGAG